GGGCGGATGGCCGGGGTCGTCCAGCCGGGGTTGCCGGGCGTATGGCCGGGGTCGTCCAGCCGGGGTTGCCGGGCGTATGGCCGGGGTCGTCCAGCCGGGGTTGCCGCCGGCTGTCTCGCCGGCAGCCGGGTGCATCCAGCCGGGGACATCCGGCCGGCTGCTCCGCCGTCTGCCCTGCCGGCCGCCGGGAGTGTCCAGGAATTCTCCTGCCTGCCTTGTGCAAAAGAAACCGCTGACCGCGGCCTCTTTTGTTTTTCCCCGCTGATATACTGCTTCCGTGTCCTTCGCCAAACTCTCATCCATCGCCTGCAAGCTCGGTCTCCCCGCGCCCGAATGCGAGTACCGCTTCGACCCCGAGCGCCGCTGGCGATTCGATTTCGCATGGCCGGATTTGAAGGTCGCTGTCGAGATAGAAGGTGGGGTGTGGATTCGTGGCCGGCACGTGCGACCAGTTGGCTATCTCGCAGACCTGGAGAAGTACAACCGCGCTGTTGTGCTTGGCTGGCGAGTGCTGCGTTACGCGCCTCATCAGCTTGGCCAGCTGGAGCGCGATTTATGCGCTCTTCTTGACGCTGGAGAGCGTCTCGATTAACATTGCGTCGGCTCATCTATTCCTCCTTCGCGGCGAACCGCCCGGTAGCACGGGCGGTTTGCTGTTTCTGGCAGATATAATCCTCGCGTGCACTGGTCCTTACGCCGGCGTGCACCAGACGTGCTTCTGATTGACGTTACCCTGCGCCGGGACGAAGAGATTTATCTGCTGCTCTCTTCTGACCGCCACCACGACCACCCTGCCCAGCGAACCACGCTTGAGACGCGCCACCTTGAGCTTGCACGCGAGAGAAACGCCATCATTCTGGATTTCGGTGACCTATTCGATGCGATGCAAGGCAAAAGCGACCCCCGCGCGTCTTACTCCGGTCTCGCTGATCAGTACAAGCGCGATGAGTACTTCGACGCGCTCATCAACCGCGCCGTCGAACGCTACGCACCCTACGCCGCTCACTTTGCGATGCTGGCAACCGGCAACCACGAGCAAAGCGTGCTTAAGCATTACGGCACGTCGCTCACCGACCGCATGGCTGCTGCGTTACGCGAGCGCGGTTCTCAGTGCGTTGCGATGCCGTACGCTGGATGGGTTCGCATCAGCGTGAACACCACTACCCCGCGCGTCGGCACGCTCACGCTGCGTTACTCTCACGGGAGCGGTTCAGGCGCGATGATGAGTTTTGGCACGCTGGACACTCGGCGTATGCAGAGCTACATCTCCGCCGATGTAATCGTTCAGGGACACACGCATGATTGCTATGTCCTGCCGGTGGCGCGCGAAGAACTATCTGGAAGCGGCATTCCGCGCCGCTCGCACACCTGGCACATCCGCTGCCCTTCGTATCTCGACGACTACGCTGAGCGCGGTTACTCCGCGAGAACTGGAAAGCCCCCGCGCATGTACGGCTGCGTGTGGGGGCGCTTGACCGTCACGCGCATCCCGCGTCGGCTCGTCGCCGAGTTCTCGCTTGACGTTGAGCCATAGTCCACCTGTAATACAGGTACAATCAGGGCATGGACATCGTACAGGTTCAGACCTTTCTTAGATACATTGCCGAACTGCCTGAGGTGCAGTTCATCGCCGCGTCAGTCTTGGTCAACACCGCTCTCGCTGTGGCCGCGAGCATTCGCAATGACGATTTCCACCTGCCAGCGCTGGCCAACTTCCTATGGCGTCATCTGCTGCCTTACGTTGTCGCGTATGTCAGCATACGCATCGCCGCAGATGAGCTTGGGTTGCAGGCCGTGGCTACCGCGACGTGGTTCATCATCGAAGCGTCGCTGATTGGTCGCATCGTCGCCAGCCTACATGAGCTTGGCATACCGCTGCCGGAGAACTTAGCTAAGTTCCTTAAGAAAGATCACTGAATGCGCATGGACGCCTTCTCTGCGCTGTTCGCCGTCTCTGCTGTGCTGCTGGCCGCAATGACGGCCAAGCAGGCCGCGGAGATTCGCGCGCTGCGCAACGAGATTCAGGCACTCAAGCGCGATCTGGAGCGTCACCAGCGCGCGTTTGAGTTGCTGGAGCAGGCGATGGAATCTTTCAGAGCGAAGTAGCTCAAATGAGCGACGAGACACGTAGCAGTACAACCGAGAACAACGCGGGGAAAAAGCCCGGCGGGATTACGGGCAAGGGGTTCGTTAAGGGCGACCCGCGCATAAACCGCAAAGGCCGCCCACGAACCTTCGACCAGCTGCGCAGACTTGCGTTGTCTTTGCTCAATGAGCCAGCGAAAGCTCCGGACGGGCAACCGCTTGTCATTGACGGCCATGTAGCGACAAACGTCGAGACCATCTTGCGCAGTGCAATGCGCAACCCGCGCCTCGTGCAGTGGATACTTGAGGTTGCTTACGGCAAAGTACCAGACAAGGTAGAAGTGAGCGGACGAGACGGTGCGCCAATTGAGGTTCGCGCGTATGACTACTACGCTGCTGCTGCCGCGATTGCGGCGAGACCAGACGGCGATAGCTCTGAGTCCAGCGTTGACTAAGGTTGTTTGCGCTGGTCGGCGATGGGGCAAAACCGTCATGGCCGGCAGCCTTGCGCTTTCATGCGCAGCGCATGGCGGCGCAGTCGCGTGGGTTGCACCTACGTACCGCAACTCGCGCCCGTTGTGGCGACTTGCAGAACGCATGACCGCGCCGGTCGCGGACCGCTTGCGCATCCGGCGCGCCGAGCGCACTATCGAGTTCCCATCCAGCGGCTCAATCAGTGTGTATTCTGCTGACTCTCCTGATTCAATCCGCGGTGAAGCCTTTGATTTGGTCATCGTGGACGAGGCCGCGCTGATGGACGAGCGCGTCTGGTACGATGTGCTCATGCCGACATTGGCAGACCGCCGGGGGCACGCGATACTCGTTAGCACGCCAAGAGGACGCAACTGGTTCTGGCGCGAGTACGAGCGATGCAAGCAGGAAAAGGCGGCGTGGCGCGCGCCGAGCACTGACAATCCGCTGCAAAGCATCCGCGAGGCTGCGGAGCGCGCGCGTCAACTCGTGAGCGAGCGCACCTACCGTCAGGAGTGGCTGGCTGAGTTCGTGGATGAAGCCGGCGGCGTTTTCCGTGGTGTTCGCGCCTGCGTGCGCAAGGTCGAACCGCGCGGCCCGTTCGCCTTAGGAGTGGACATCGGGCGCGACGAGGACTACACCGCGGTTGCTGTGTTTGACATCAGCCATTCAGCCGTCTTGAAGGTCGCGCGCTGGCGGCACGAAGACTACACGCGCACCGTTCAGCGCATTGCGCAGATCGCGCGCGAATACCAGACCGTAGAGGTCGTCGTGGAACAGAACGCTGCCGGCGCGCCGGTCATGGACTACCTTGCGTCTCAGAACGTCCCGGTTTTAGGCGCGACGACCACGGCCAGCACAAAGCGTGCAATCATTGAGCGTCTGGCGTGGGCGATTGAACGTGGCGAGATAGCGCTGCCGGACGACGACTACGTGCTGACTGAGCTGGAGCAGTTCTCGCAGCGACGACGAAAGGACGGTACGTACGAGTACTCCGCACCTGCTGGGATGCACGATGACTGCGTGATGGCCATCGCGTGGGTGTATTCGCGCGCAGCCGGCAGAAGCAGCGCGATTGCGGATGCGATATGGTGACCATCAAGACGGCATATGGGACGACAAAGGCGATTGATGCTGTGGGCTACGTGACTCGCCCACAGTCGCACTCGCTCCATGCCTACGTCTTGCGCTGCATCACTCTGCGCGCGAATGCCGTCGCATCGCTCACTTTCCTGCGTGGCGAAGAGCAAGCACCGTTTCCGGCGCGCCTGTACTATCTCTGCGAAGCGTCGCTGTGCGTCGCAGGTGCGTTCTGGGTTGAGCGTGCGACTATGCGCGTGCTCAATCCAACCGCGATGCGAGTGGAAGGGGATGCGATGAGAGGAATTACTGCTCACGTCTGGCAGAACGGCCAGTTCTCGCGCCGCTACTCGCCCGACCAGGTCATATACGCTCACACCTGGTCTCCGACGAGCGATATCGGGCCTGGTTTAGCGCCGCTGAAAATAGCTGAGACCAGTGCAGCTACCGCGCTAGCTGCCGAGCAATTCACGCGCGCCTTTTTTGAGCAGGGCGCACTTCCACCACTCATCATCACGCCAGAGGAAGGCGCGCTGACGGACGCTGACGCCGAAGCTGTGCGCACAACATGGCAGCGTCTCACGTCTGGCGTGCGCAATGCGTGGCGCGCCCTTGTGCTCAGGCGCAACATGCAAATCCGACCGCTAGACATCCCGGCGCTTGATAAGCTCGCCATGTCGCAGGTTGATGAAATGGCGTTAAGGCGCATCAGCGCAGCGTTTGGCGTGCCGGTCACGATGCTAACTGATGCCGCGAACTACGCCACCGCCGCTGAACATCGCATCTCTTTCTGGCGCGACACGGTGCTGCCAGACGCGGAGTTGATCGCAGAAGCCTTAGGTCTGGCAATCAACTACGACGACATTGAGGCGCTGGCCGAGGACGTAGGCGCACAGCGCAAGAGCGTGATTGACCTGTACCAAGCCGGCCTGGTGACGCGCGAAGAAGCGCGCCAGATGCTGGGGTTTGAGACAGAGCAGCCGGTTGACATTGCGACGCAATCTGCGCTGCGCGAACTCGACCAATGGCGACGAAAGAGCGAGGCGCGCAAGACGTTACTTGCCGACTTCTCCCCGCGTGAGCTGCCGGATTCGTGGGTTCGCGCGGTCAAGTCGCTTGCCGAACTTGGCCATCCGCCGTTTGCCTTCGCGCGCTTTGTCGAAGCGAAGGCACGTAGCGTTGATCCGCCACTCGACCGCGAACGCGAGCAACTGGCTGCGCAGATGCTTCAAGTCCTTGATGACTCAATCTCGCTGGATGACCTGAGCTACGATGAGCAAGGCTTCGAGAAGCAAGCGCGCGCCTATGCTGAGTCTTTGCTGCTTGCTGTTGCTGTTGACCAAGCGACTGCCGCAATGTTGTCATCCGCAGCCTTTGCTGACGTGGAGAAAGCGTACGACTTCGCAAGTCAGTGGGCCAAAGACTACAGTTACGAACTCATCCGCGGAATTAACGAGACCACGAGGAAGCGACTGCAAGAGCTATTCACGCGCTCTCGCGCAGAAGGCTGGACGCGCAATATGCTTGTTGACCGTATTGCGCGCATGTTCGGTCCGCAACGCGCGGAGATGATCGCCACAACTGAGATCACGCGCGCTTACTCGCAGGGAACTGACATCGCGCGCCAGATACTTGACGAGTCGGGTGTATCGCTCGTTCACGTGTGGCGCACAGCCGCTGACGAGCGCGTGTGCCCAATCTGCGCGCCGCGCGATGGGCGCGAGCAAGGCGACGGCTGGGATGATCTGCCACCTGCGCATGTCAGGTGCAGATGCTGGACGACGCTTGAGCAACCGAGGAGACGCCGAAGATGAGCAAGACCATCGTTCGCCTGAACCTGCCGCGCGTGTTCCGCGGCCAGATTGACCTTACGCCGGCTCTGCTCTTCCTGGGCTACCGGCTGCGCGACAACGTGAACGTGTATCCGTTGAGAAAGCCCGGGATGCGCATCCGCTGGAAGAGCATGCGTCAGCGCAGGTATGTGCTGGCCAACGTCAAGTTGCCCTACCGACGAACGGGATGGCTGGCAAAGCAGTGGTTCGTCACGCCGACCAGCAGTGCACAAGTGGTCGTGCGAAACAAAGCGCGCTACGCCGCGTTCGTGATCGGGCGAGCACAACAGCCGTTCCATCGAGATCGCGGCTGGAAACGCGCCGACGAAGAAGCAAGTAAACTGGTTTACAATCGTGCCGTGATGCGCGAGTTCTCGCGCATCATCGAGCGGGAGCTAAGACGATGAGATTCACGCTTGACACAGACCTTCCTGTAATTGAGCGCGGCGAGTGGGACGGAGACGCCGCACGCGAGCGCATCTTGTCATGGGCAGGGTACGAGACCGAAGCCGAAGAGGACGTGCGCAACGAAGCGCTTGACCGCGCTGCGCGTTTGTTCCTGTTCAGGCGCGACGAGTCTGCGACGAAAGATGATTTGGTCGCCCCTTGTGGCGACATTGTGAATGGCGATCCGCGCCTTATCACGTCCGGTATGCGGTTCGCGCTGGCCGCCTTGAATGGCGCGCGCGGGGGAATTGACGCGCCAGAAGAGTTACTCGCGCAGGCGCGCAACGCGCTCGAAAAGCTGCTTGGCGAGCAGGAACAGGAGACAGAGACGCGCTCGTTCGATACAAAGCGGAGTCCGGGCCCGGATCCGGATCCCCAAAACTCCAGCCTAGAGGCAGAGACTCGCTCGTTTGCAGTGAAGGTGTATGAGCGTGAGGGAAAGCTCTACGCTGAAGGCTACGCGGTCGTGTTCGGCGGGCGTGACCTACACGGCGAGCATTTCACGCGCAAGACCGACTTCGGGTCGGAGCTTCTCGGGTTGAGCAACCCACCGCTCCTGTACGAGCATGGCATCCATCCTGAGATTGGGCTACGGGTGATTGGGCGCGTAGAGCGCATGGATGCTGACGACATTGGCGTGCTGGTCAGGGCCGAGCTTGACCGGCACAGCAAGTACATCGAGCTCGTGCGCCAGTTAGCTGAGCAAGGCGCGCTTGGCATGAGCACTGGCGCGCCCGGTCACCTGGTCTCGCGCAAGAGCACAGGCGAGATTGAGCGCTGGCCGATTGTTGAAGTGTCGCTGACGCCGACGCCGGCTGAGCCGCGCACGCTCGGCGTCGAGATCGTCGAAGCTATTCGCTCGATTGCGCGTCCAGAGGTCGAGCCTGCGGCGGTCGTCACCGCCGACGAAGGCAAGGCGGATGCGCGAAAGGGCGTGGCGAAGGAGATTCACATGTTTGTAACTGAGACCAAGACTGCAACCTTGCGCGACTTCATGAGCGCCGTGGCGCGCAAGGACGTAGAAGCAATCAAGGCGCTAGGCACAGGACAAGGCCCATCGGGGGGCTACCTTGTGCCGGAGACGCTCCTCCCCGACCTATTAACCGCTGTGAGTGAGCAGTCTATTGTGCTGCCGCGCGCGTTTGTGACTGATGCTCCCGGCACGGTCCGCCAGCCGGTCATTGACTTGGGCAAGGGTGCTTCGGGTGTGTTCGCCTGGTACGGTGGCGTCAAGTTCACGTGGGCGAACGAGAACAGCGCGATTGCCGAGACCGAGCCAGCCTTCAAGCAGTACACCTTGCGCGCGCTGACGATGGCCGGCATCGTGCGCGTGAGCAATCGCATGTTGGCCAGCACCACGTTTGACGCGCAAATCAGGCGCATCTTGGCTGAAAGTGCTTCGGACTACCTGGATTACTACTACATTCGTGGTAGCGGCGCAGGCGAACCGCTTGGCGTGCTAAATGCGCAAGCGCTGGTCAGCGTGGCGCGCGACACTGCCAACCAATTCAAGCCAGTTGACGCAGCTCGAATGTTGGAGCGGCTGATGCCAGGCTCGCTTGGTCGCGCCGTGTGGTTAATCCATCCGACCGTGCTGCCGCAGCTCGTCCAGTTCTCCATCGGCAATACCCCGGTTTGGCAACCGAACTGGCAGGAAGGCATTGCCGGTACGCTTATGGGTATTCCGGTCATCCTGACGGAGAAGGTCAACCCGCTAGGCACTGCCGGCGACGTGCTGCTGGCCGACTTCTCGATGTACGCCGTTCAGCTGGTGCGCGACATCGAGATAGCAGCAAGCGCAGATGCCTACTTCGAGTTCGATCAGACGGCGTATCGGCTGACGGTTTACGCTGACGGAACGCCGCGCGTGGTGGACAAGGCTAAGTACATCAACACGAACGTGGAAGTGAGTCCTTTTGTAAGGCTACAGTAGCAGGAGGTTGACATGAAGCCGACTGACTTTCTGAACATCGCCGGTCGCCTGCCGGCGCAGG